GGTTATGTAAAAGCGATGTCTGGTCAATCTGGTAATAAATACCCTTCAATATTCCCGTATGATATTGATAAGAAATTTATAGATAATTATAAATCTCAAGCTGGCTTTAATACAGCAACAGCAACAACTTTACGAGCTCCTTTACACAAAGGAGACACTATAATTTATGCAACGGATCTGAGTAGCTGGAGTACATCTACGACAAACTATTATTTCCGTGCTGCTATATTTGGTTACAAAAATTCTTTCGGAGAGGTGTATCCAGATTTGTTTTATACTCAAGACGCACCAGCATTTGGAACTTATAGTGACAAAAGTCATATAGATAAAACAAATAATACAATAACACTAAACGCGGCTTTTACCGGTGAAGATAGACCCGCGGGTACTGTCATATGTCAATCAACAGAAGGTGCAACGTATTTTTATCCATGGGGTGGTCTCCCTGTTACATCATTAACTGATTGGGTATTTAAGACTGCGGATTTTAAACCAGCATCATTATCAAGATTACATGCTGCTGAATATATTCGTTGGAGTACATATGGTGGTTTGTATATAGCAGGAAATAAGTTGGTTGATAAATTCTTCAATGATGATAGAATCATTGATAGCTCTGGATACAATAACCACGGTACTAGAAATGGAAACCTCACAGTATCAGCATCGACTCCAAGATATTCGTATAGCACTGTATTCGATGGGTCTTCTGCATATATCAATATTAATAGTGCGATATTTCCTGTTATATTGAATGATTCCTTCACATTATCAATGTGGGTATATAATTCAGATTCTGGGGATAGATCCATTTTATTTGGAAACTATGGGTTGACGGGATCATTCTTCAGTATAGAAAAAACTACTGCTGAAAAGGTCAGATTCTATTGGAATGCATCTCCAGATGTAACTTTGTCAAATACATCATTAACGGTAAATGCGTTTTCTCATCTGGTCATTACCAAATCAGGTAATACAGTCAAAAGTTATATAAACGGAGTATTGAAAGATACATCAACCACAACACTGAGTGGTACAATTCCGGCTACTGCCACACACTTTAGAATTGGTGCTGATAGCAGGACTAGTTCAACCATGTTCAAAGGAAGGATATCTGATTTCCGTTTATATGCAACATGCTTATCCGCGGATGATATTAAACGTTTATACAATACCCCTGCAAGTGTATCCAAGATAGGACAATTCTTTGGATGTGAATTTAATGAGGTGATGGAATAATGGGTGTGAGTATCACAAAACAAGGCATAGTCAAAGCATCGGCATTTTCTGAAACTTTTGTAAATCCATTAGACACTCACTTCTATGAAGAACCAGACAAGAGTATATGGATTAGATTAGTTCACCATAATAATCCCGCTAACGCTTTATTCTCATCATCGAATACTTTCGGAAGTTCTGTTTATCTTGATGAAGATAGATGGTTCTATGCTTCTATTGTAACTGCTATCACCAATAACACATATGAATTTATGGTTAAACAAAAAACAACATCATCAGCAACAGAGGAAAAATATAGATGGGTCCAAACAGTAAATCCATTTACTGCAGTATTTGGAGATGTCGATGCTACCGATGTTGTTAAAAATACATCATCTGGTTATAGTGTCAATAGTAGTTATGGTGGAATATATAAACTCAATAACAATGCATATTTTGTTGCTAATAATGGCACGCAATCAAACTGGTTTTGCGCATTGGGCAGTTGGTCTACATGGAATGGTGGAATCCCCGGTTATGCTCAAAAGGCTATTACTACCGGATATTTGGATTTGTATTTAAGAATAGATAACCAAATTAATAGCGTTGCTTCGATATTCAAAAACAGTATTAAAGCATCTGAATTTATAGAGTTTTAAAGGAGGTCGTATAGATGGCGCAATTAAAAGACAGCATCGTATCTGGCAATCTTAGAGTCACCGATACTACTTTAACCGATACATTACATGTGACAACAATAAAGGCACCCACATCATCGGGTGGAACCACATATGGTCCTGGTACAAGCGGTCAAGTATTGAAAAGTAATGGTACCATGACATATTGGGCAGATATGCCAACCATTCCATCAAATAATGTAACAGGTAGTGGTACATCGGGATATCTCACAAAATGGAATGGAACAAATACTATTACAAATGGACCACAGCTTGGTTCATCCACAACCACATTTCTTAGAAATGATGGTACATGGGCAACTCCAGCAAATACTGATACAAAAGTAACTCAATCACAGACTACCACGACAAATTACAGACCAATATTGTTCGGTGCAAAGAATTCTACAGACGTTTCAACATTAGCAGATACTATTACAGATCAAGCATATACATCAACAAAAATGTTTGCTAAACCAGATACTGGATTTCTATATGCATCAGGATTTTCAACATCGGGTTACACAAACGGAACTGGAGCACAATTAGTTCAGTATGGATTATATTTAAAATCATATAAATCAGCATCATTGCCTGCGGGTGGCGATTACAGTTATTCGAGATATGCTATAAGGACATATGACGGAAAAGCCGGAGACAATAGTGGAATGCTGTTGGAAATGGGCGGTGGTGGACTAACAATAGTTGGTGCCGGTGAATCTGCATCATCTTTGGCAGCTCTTATATCCGATGATCAACGAGATTCAAATACATCAAGAACGAGACTGGATGTTGGCGGAACTTTAAACACATCCTTTAACGGTTCCAGCGAACAGCTTATACTTTCATCTGATAATAACATATACTTCCTAACAGCTTGCAATACTATCACTGGCAGAAAACCGGTTTGTTTGGACACCAGCTCTTATTTCTATCCGGGTACAAATAAAACAGGTTCAATCGGTACTTCGTCATATATGTGGAACTCGGTTTACGCTGCAACAATATATGAGAATGGTACATCATTAGCGAGCAAGTACGCTCCTATAGGTCCATATATCCCAATGAGTGGATCTACGGGTGTAACAGGAAATATCAAGATAACAAAAGCATCAGGAGAAACGGGCTTCTACGCTAAGAGATCTGACACCGATGTTGAAGTTTTGATGGGTGTTGGAACAGGTGGAACAAACCATGGTATCTACAGCGTTAAACTCACTGATTGGATTGTTTGTGGTGACGCAGAGAAAGTATCCATAAGATCAACATTGTATAATCCTTCATCAGCTGCAGATTTATACGCAATACCGTTATTAGGTGCAACTCCATCAACAGGTTTGAAAGCCGTATATAATACAAATGGTTTCAGATATACATTACAAGAAGGAACTGCAAATGAAGTTGGTACAGCTCGTATGGTACTCGGTAATGGAATAGCATCTGGAAACGCGGGTAATAAAAGAGGTTCTATTCGTTTATATTCAGCAAGTTCGTCTTATGTTGATTTGATACCAGCGTCAACAACAACGGCCAAAACCCTAACTTTACCTGCGGCAACAGGAACTGTCAAACTTGAGAAAAGGAGCATGATGTATGATGACACTTCAGATTGGGCTTCATATTCATGGCACAAATTTGCCGAAATAACATCATCAACAAATTATGATGATAAAGCAATAACATTCCTTGTTTCAAGAACATATGACACTGATTACTCAGGAATACTCTCGGTTCATGTTAGAATGAACGGTTCCAAAAATTACCAAAAGCATCAATTTAAATGGCTTATCGCTGATGAAAATATTAATCCTAATAATTTTGTATTAGTATATACAAATAATGGAACAACGAGTTGTAAAATTGAATTATGGTACAAACAATCACAGATATATGAAGGCTGGATATTTGAAGTCTTGAAAGAACATACACGTATGGCTTCGGAAAATGCGTGGACAGTATATACAACATCTGGTCATGGTTCTGCGACATATACAGCTGGTACAAATCATCACGCGTCCGAATTGGCTTGTGTACAAAGTAAAACTGCACTATATACCGTTAAAGGAACACACACCACTACGACGAATGCTTGGACTGGAAAAATTGATGCAACCGCGTTATATGATGGAATGACAATCGCTTATTATCTTCCGTATGCGGTATCTCCGTCTGCAAATGTAACATTAAATTTGACACTATCGGATGGAACAACTACCGGTGCTATTAACTGCTATCAGAACAACACAACACGTATAACAACACACTATGGTGCTGGTTCTACAATTATCCTCACTTACTGGTCAGCTGGATCAATAAGTGTTGCCGGAACTGCAACAACGGATAATCGTTGGACTCGATGTGATTACAATTCAAATAATAGTGTTACACAAAATAACACAACAACAGATGCATCATATAGAGTAATATTCTCCGGAAATGCAAACGATAAAAATGAAACAACAACAGTTAGAAAGAATGCAAATCTTCAATTCAACCCAAATACAGCAACATTGTCAATTGGTAAGGCTGGCACAACACAGGGTTCAATTGTATTCAACAATTCAGAAGGAGGTCATGCAACTCTTAAATCAAATTCAAAAGGGACAAGTCCAACTTTTTTATTACCAGACACAGGTAGTAATGGTGAACATACGCTCAGCACTGGTATGTACGATCTTAGTGTAACAAAGGGATTAATGAAAGTAACGAATGTTGCAAACATCCCAGCCCATACCATGGCATTTAAAATAGTTTTCAAATCAGATGCATCAACGCCAATATATTCCATGGTAGAGATTCCAGATTTGGGAAACGGTATAGACTATGGTGGGCTAATTCAAGTTGGTGATTATTCTGACGGGCAAGGATCCGTACGTATCATAATGAAAGCTGTTATCATCAGAATAACAGCTGGGTCTATAACCGGAACCAGAACATTCACAGCAACGGTCTCATCAACACAACAAATCTCTGGAACATCTGTATCAGGATTTACACGAAATGTTTCGATAGAGAAGATTTATGCATGTACATAAAACAAAAAGATATGAAGGGGGCCATAAGCCCCCTTTCATTTTAATATATCTTTTCTATTTGGAATTCTCTTACTTCATTTTCATCACCCAATATATCTGCTTTGAGCACGATTGTTGTGACAACATCACCATCGTAACGACGACTATTTGTCGCTCTGACCAAGTTTGGATCAGCGATACTAAGCATCATCGTATTGGTTGAACATGCTGCTACAATACAACCCACATCACGCAACTCACGATAATTATCAACTGCAGTAAGTTTTACCATATCACCCGGTTTGAGTAATACACAATCCTCTCCTTTGGTATTGTTGTAGAATCTGTAATGATACTGTTTGTATTTGACAATATATTTTGACAAACATACAGGTCTAACACATTCAACATTTGATATGTAATAATCATATGCATCATCAATGTGTATGCGCATTTTTATGTAGGGTGGTTCTCCTTCGATACATACCTCTTCTGGTTTTCCTGAAGGACCAACATTCGTTGGTTTAAAAATTGCTATAGGTCGCATGTCGTATAAAACTTTTATACGACCTTTGGGATCTTTATTCGATATCTCTTTTATGTCTTTTTCCAAACGTTCGATATCGAAATATTCGCCAGGTTCACCTTCAACTATTAAGTCTTCTCTTTTTAATATGATTCCCATATCTATCACTCCTCATCGTTTTCATCATAATGTGTGATATATGTGTCACTTCTGTATTCAAGATTTGGATACAATGCATTCTCGACATTTCTTAATGCAGCGAACAGATCTGCTCTATCGTCATAGTGCTTACCATTCTTATATACTTTACCATTCTTGATTTCGAAACGCCCATCGTCATGAATCCATTCCATATCAAGAATTTCAAGTAATGCATCAAGTGCTTGATCTTTATTAAGATCTATCTCTATTCTAATTTTCATTTCTTTATCATTACCGCAGAACTCTTTGAATTCATTCATGAATGATACAAAACAATCCGGGCAGATATCGAAATCTTTAGAATGATATCCGCGGTTCATATCATATGGAGCATTCTGAATCCTACGACACAGATACCATACTTTTGGATGTGGTGCTTTATCATCACCATATCCAGTATATTTGATATCACCGTTGCATTCAAGGTTATCCAGATTGAATGTACCGATCTCTTTTCCACATTTGTCACATTTAACATGTGTCAATGCTTGGATAGTTCTTTGTTCAAGATATGTGTGTTCAGTATAGTTTCTCATTCTCTAAACTCCTCATCCATCTTATCTGACATTTCCAGTGTGGGCTTGCACATGATGAGATCAATCATTTCATTGTCGCTTCCTCTTCGTCGGAATGACCTTTTCCAACTCATATATCTCATATTCATCATTGAGATATTTATCAATTGATACACGTTCTTCATATAAGTTATTTCCTGTACCAAAATATGTGAAATACAACATATTGTCATCTTTCTTTTTCAATAACATATCATGGTGAATGAGATCTCCATCTTCTTTCATATACACAGCATATGCTTTGCCGATTTCAAATTTATCTGTATTGAAAACCATTTTCTGTTTAATAAAGTCCTTTATCATTTATTTTTCCTCCTTTGGATATTCTTCTCCGATATCATATAAGTCATATTCCTCTTCAGAACAATCGAACGTGTATTCAACGGTTTTACCATCTTTATCTCCTTTGATTGTTAATGTATACGATTCGGGATGATGTATAAAACCAAAACGTGTCGGTGTTAAATGTGCTGAAGTGTGGTGTTTGTCTATAATAATACCAGAATCAATTTTATTACACATATTAATGATCCAATATACAATGCAGAAGATCAATAACGCAACTCCAGCAACGATCAATACATTACATATGGCCATTTCAATATTGTAACTATCACAGTTTTTGAGTTTCTTTTTGAATATTTTTATCATTTTATTTTTCCTTCCCTTATTATTTTATCCTCGGTTTTCTGAGAATTACTTTGTCATTTGGTGACAAATTATCCAAGGGAGCTACGATACCACATATCCACTTCTCATCAGGTGTTGGTCGTTTAACCTTATACTTGGAAAGAAGTTCAGCAACAGTGATTTCGATATCTTCATACCCTATAGAGTGATAACAAGTCATTATTATCAACCTCCAACTGTAGTAGCAGATTGCTGTATACTATTTCTGTATGGTGTTGTTATATCAATGAAATACTTAATATAATCATTGTTTGTTCGATTCTTATACCAGTGAGATACAATTATCAAATCACCATCACGTATAGTATATAGAATTCTTATTTGCATTTGATTAACCCGACATTTATACACGTAGAAGTATTTGTTGATAATGTTGTGTATTAGTATGTCATCAGCAAACACTTTCCCTATCTCAATATTCTGATCAACATATGGTGATAGTCGGGCTACTAATCTTTCAATAGCCATATCTATTGATCGCCGAACATTCACATTTACTCGATCATATGTCGGATCTTCATTAATGACTTTCATTATTATTTACTCCTTTCGACAGATTATTAATATGACATAGACTGACCTTCTATATCATATTAAAAATATCTATATCAAAAATAATAAAAAGGGAGATGTGTATTTATGAAAGTATCACTCAAGGAAGGTAATATATCTGATATACCCCGTGAAGAAATCCAGGGTTACATCGATTATGCGAGAAAGAAATATCCCGATGAAATCATCGATGAAATCATTATAAAATTGGATGGTGAATTCGTTGATCTTGAGATACACAAACATTCTATACCATTCGCTCGCATCCGTCGTATTACCGGTTATCTGGTTGGAACGCTTGAACGTTTCAACAATGGTAAGAGAGCGGAAGAACATGATCGTGTAAAACACAGCATTACCGAATAAGAATAAAAAAGAAGCGCCCGTAATGGGCGCTTCGCTATATTAATTAAATGCATCAAAAATCTGTGGTGTCAACACTCTATGACTCTTTATGTCGTTGACGAGTGTATTGTCAACATGTATTCCGTATGTCTTATAGACACTCTTTCTGACAGAAACGGTTTTAGTAGCACCAGTTTTGTCCATTACATCAAGAATGAGTATACCATACAGAATTGCCAGACTCTCCGTCGACATGCCGTTGTTTACTCTATCGAGTTCGACTTTGGCTATGTCAACAATCTGTGACTTAGTGAGTTCCGGGTTCTCACTAATGAGCTGGAACAGATGTTTCTGATCCAGTATCTTCAACAGACTGTTGAATGATTTTGTCGGCATCGATGTTGTGTAGGTGCGAACGAATCCCTTGTTGATAACGGGTTTCTCTTCCGCCTTGTCAACCACTTTGGGTTCTTCTTTCACTGACGCTGACCCAACAGCAATGACTCTCTTGTTTTCTATTGTGAAGTATTTGTCAGTGATATTGACAAATGTCTTCTTGACAACAACAGTATCGAGAGTTTCGTCAGCAACATCTAACGATGAGAACCTCTTGTGTACTTTTGCCTTTGTTTTGTCAATCGTCATATTATTACAGTTGTCACGAATGAATTCACCAATGACTTCTATATCATCATGCTTTAAACGACGATACTTAGTCTTCTCTTTCTTGACTTCTGTTACGGGTTCTATGACAGCCGCTTTAGGAACTTCAATGATTACCTTCTGAGAGGTGATGAAGTTTCTGATAGACTCGATGTACTCGAGAATGTCGGGTCTTATCTCGGCGATATCATTGATTGTTTCCTGGTTAATGGTACAACCAGCGGCTTCACAATCAGAAATACCTTTAACGAAGTCATCCATTGACTTAACAAAATCAACAAGTTCTCTGATATTACTACTCATACCTTACTCTCCCTTCCGAACACTCTTGCTAATTCGGATGTATAATCATCCATAATTGTTCTAATGAATTCGAACGGAAGCTCAAGACCGTTGAACTTCTTCTTGACTGTGTTGGCAATAGCCTTCACGTCCTTGATCTTGGGACCCATACTATCAAGAGCCATGAAGACACATACAGTCTTCTCAAGAATGGATAACGTCATGCCATCTTTAATCTTGTCATTGAGAAGTTTCTCGGAGAGCTTCTTATCACCGCTCATAAGTATGAACTGTGATACATCCAGACCATTGGGAGAATCATCTGATCCAACATGTGTTCTAGGGAGAATTTCTCCACTTGAAGACTGCATGAAGAATCTGTCAGATATTTCCGTATGTGCTCTTTTGTTGATGATGTCATCCAGTAAGAACTTTGTCACAATAGGACGGGAGTTCTCATACATTGAGAGGACCTTATCGATATCCCCGTTGAATTCGATTATTCTCCTACAAATATCTTCTGTGAGATATTCGAAAGTAGAGGGTCTGTTATCGGGTTCCTCTATCCACAGGAGATTCTGAACACGGAGATCACGACGATCTCCATTTCGGAAATCGATCACCATCTGCTTATCGCGATGACCACTGTATATGCCAAATGCACGACATATAATTGGTGCGACGCGACGAGCGTCACGTGTGATGTCTTTACCAAGGACAACCCTCATATCACCATCAATGAAATACTGAGGGAGGAGCTGATCCGTGTGGAGGTCGTAGATCAATCCCGAAGAGGATGCCATAACATTGATGTTCATCACTTTCTTCCAATCGGCATCTGGGTCGATATCGATCCATTTCTTATAGGAAGAGATTCCTCCGGATGTGGTTGTTGTCTCGGTGAATGTTGTTGATACCTGTTCGGGTATCTTTTCTGTAGGGACAATTGTTATAGGCTTTGATTCTAAGCCTACGAGTTCCTCAATACGAGTGAGGTTATCCGAGATCCTGGGTTGGATCTCGGATAAAATTTTCACATCGTTTGAGGAAACTTCTGTGGTGTTGACGATCTCAGCAAAACCGGCAAAGAGATCTATAACACTTTTGATGGTTTTAATATCCATTTGTTTCCTCCTTTACTTGGTGGCAGATAATATGTCGGAGAGATCTGCTAATATATCTCCGTCATCATCGCCATCATTGTTGTATAGTACGATTTTATTGTCCAGCATCTTCGTGTCACCTCCTTGTAAAAGCTGCTGGACATACAGACTGCAGACCGATCTGACGTCGTCAATTTATTCGCGTCGATCTGTTGTCCATATTAATAATATTTATATGAAGATTCAAAATAAGAGAAAGGTAGTGTAATCATGGCTTCACTTGCTAAAGATAGAATTCTAAGTGCTAATGTCAACGACATAAACAAAGCATTTATTGAAGATATGTTTGCATCGTATCATGATAAAGAAAGCAATCAATATATGCAAGCAAACTTTGTACCAACAGAAGTTATCAAACTCACAAAACAAGAATACCAGTGGGTTGATAAAGAAGTTGTCACAACAACAGGTATGTTAGTGTTTAACAGATACATTCTAGAACGTACTAACATTATCGAACATCTTGGATACTGGAATAATCCTATCGACAAAAAGGGACTTAATGGATTGACTGCCGAAGTCAACAATCTTGCAATCCTTAATAAAATAACAATGGAACAGTTGGGTCAATTTATCGATTCTCGTGACAGATTGGGATTCTGGTGTGCTTCATTCTTATCGGTTGCATTAACACCATCACTGTTAAGACCAATGACTGATGTTGAAAAACGTAAAGCTGAATTGTTTAAACAGTATGAGAATGAAATCAGATCAAACAACCCAGTTATTCAAACGATGACAGTTAACAAGATCGAAAAAGAATTAATGGGTATGGTTAGAAACAACCTCAAGAATGATTCCGGTTATGATCTATACAGATCTGGTGATGGTAATCTTGATAATAACTACAAGACCATCAATGTCATGAGAGGTTCAGTATTCAATAATACCACGAAGAAATATGATGTCGTTGAAAGTTCTCTCATGGGTGGTGTTAAAAAGAAAGACATTACCGCATTTTCTAATTCGGTTCTCGAAGGTGCATATCCTTCAGCTGTTGGTACTGCTGATGCTGGTTATATGGCGAAGATAATTCTGGCGCTGCTTCAGTCAGAACATATTGATCCAAATCCAGATTCAGATTGTGGTACTGAAAAGACAATACCACTCACAGTAACAAATAAGAACACTAAGTATCTGTTATTCAGATATATTAACGATAATGGAAAGAAAGTTCTCACAGACCTTCATAATATAAACAATTATGTCGGGAAAACAGTACAATTATATTCGCCTCAGTGTTGTGAACGTGATGCGATATGTGGTAAGTGCGCTGGAAGAGTATTCCATAATCTTGGTGTTACGAATGTCGGTCTTCTTGTTACCCAAGTAACACAAAAGATGCTTAACATCAAACTGAAATCAAAACACGATCTTTCCCAAAATGCAGGAATCATACCAAAAGAATACTTATTCTTGAACGACAATAATCTATGCTCCGTGGAAGATGGTATAATGAAGAATAAAGTAAAAGTCAAATTCTTTATACCACGTCTTTTTGAAGAGCTGGATGGATTCGTTCGTGAACCCACTGTTGTATCTTGTATGGGAGTATTTCCTGTTAAATTCTATGATAAGAATGACCAAGAAATATTATCTACAATGCTAATCGTTCCAGCTGTATTGAATTTCAACATATATGATGATATTCAAGAAGATATGGATAATTATATTATAACATATGAAGCTGGTTCTGATATCTGTTCATTGGGTATACAAAAGAATATCGCTAATGTTGAATACTTCATAAATCAAATATACCTGTATTCAAAGTCACCACAGATTCCTTATAATTTGATGACAGAAATGATGTTCAGGTGTTTGGATATTAACAGTATCGACCTTACGGGTCCAGCAATAACATATGAGCTTCTTGCACGAAGAGTATGTCGTTCTGGTGATAAACCTTTTGCTGCAGTATATGGAAAGAATCCCAATGTAGATCCAATGGGTTATGAGAAACTCAGATTCCGTGATGCTGTACAACAGGCGGGTGTTCTTCAAGCAGTATTATTCCAAGACATAAGTTCAGGAATGAATAAGGGTCTTGCTGCAACTCTTAATGGTAAAAAATCAACACCCACACCTCTCGAAAAAATTGTAAAATGTTAAAAAAGAAAGCGGGGCGTAATGCCCCGCTCTCAATTAAAATCCGTAGTCTTCTGTCTCTGCTTCACGAGCAGCGATCTTCGCCTTCATAGCGAGAAGCTTTGCCTGCTGCTCCTCGATTTTACGACGCTCTTCATCAAGGCGTTTCTGTTCAGCAGCGAGTTCACGATTGACACGAATCTCCTTACGTGTTTCCACGAACTCATTCTTGAGAATCTCAAGATGATCGAGGAAATTCTTCGTAAAGGTGCAACCTGCTGCATGAACATGTCCACCACCGCTGAGGAAACCACAGCTTTCACCAAACTCCTTCTCGAGGAACTTGACAAGCTGGGATACATCAGCACCGTCATCCTTGGAGTAGAATGTGTACCAATACTTGGTTCCATCAAAACTGTACTTACATACAGCTTCAACTTCGTTATACACATCGTCAAAGATCATGCTGTTTCCCTCAGGTGTGTTAAGGAATACAACCTCTGTTGTATCAACAACAGCAAAGAATCCAGCACTGAGGTTCTTCAGATCTGTAGCCCTACGATACTTAAGTACCGTTTCACCATCATTGATGATTCCCTTGAGGATATCACTCTGGCGACGGGATGTGTCGAATAACTCAACCCATATCTGGGAAAGAGGGTGCTTGTTTTCACAGAGACGGAATCCCCAACAGAATGCCAAAGTCTCAGGAATCTTCTGTTTCCAGATATCGTTGTCGTCGATGAAACGAACGACATCAGGAACCTGAAGAATATCTCCCTCAATGAGAATCTTCTGACCATCCTTGTTTCTGGGATTACCTACTTCGTCAATGAGACAGCAACGAGTACGTTGCTCATCATTATCGAAGTCGAAAGGCACATCCATAGGATGCTTCTGTCCCGCTTCCGAGAAAACGTTGGCATATATCCAAGTAAGCATTGTACCAGATATACCGTTTCTCATGAAGTGGATATACTTGTCATCATTAATGGGATGCTGTTCGAGATAATCGATACCTGTCTTGTGGTGATCGATATGCGTGACAACACACCCCTTCAGAAGACAATGATAAATCAGGTCTTCGATTTCAGAACACATCGAAAGATCTACGATGTATACTCGCTCACCTTCCTTGATATCATCGTATGTCTTGGTGAGATCTGAGTTGTAATTGTAACGGATGAAGTCTGTGGGTGTAAGCAGTTCTGTTCCTGCTATGATGTGATCCTTAACGATGTAAGCTGCACAAAGTCCATCGTCATCTGTGTGATGATAAATTTTTGCCATTTTTATTCCTCCTTATTTTTGGAAAGAGATTTGAATAAGACGTATTTCTTATTCTTTTCTCATATTAATATATATATATGAAAGATTAGGAAAGTGTTATTTGTTGTCTATCTGAGTTTTTATTTCTTTAATGAGTTTCTCAGCAAATGCATGAGCCTCAAAGATCGTCTTCGTGTTAACGAATATAACATTTTCATCATCTGTATCGCCGGGAAGAATCATGCCGATTTCATCAGGAGCACAATTATCATCTTCGACTATAGAGATGATTTCGGTTCCCTTTATGACAACCTTAAACATTGTAGGTGTATCATCATTAGAACCATAAAGCATCTCATCTATATCATCAGATGATATCGGATGACCTGTATCATATGGTTTACCAGCAATCAGCTTCATTGCGGAAAACAGTGATATATTTCTGTACATTGTCTGTGAGACAGCGAATGCATCAAATATGAGAAGCATTGCTTTCTTAACGAGTTTATCCATTCTATCTTTGTCGATCTCATCATCGAATATATCATACCCGGGAAGAATTTCAAAGCCCTTCAAATATTCCTCCAACTGTCCGATCATATCATGAAGAGTTTCTTTTTCATCAACAGCGTCATTGTTATTGAAATCCTTGATGTTAAGGATAAACTTCATCATTTTCATCATTGCCTCATGATTGGTTTCCATTTCAGGAATCTTCGTGATGGCCGTATCCCAATCGAATGTATTAGGATCTATCAAAAACTGTTCACCTGTTGATATTGTAAGCTTGATCATTTCCTCTGGATTGACGTTGGTTTCTTCCTCCTCCATAGGAACCTCTGTTGTTTCTTCTGATGTTGTTGATGCCATGTTAGCAACAACTGAGTCGAGTAAGTCCTTGTGATTCATTTTAAAATTCCTCCTTAATTTTCTCAGGTTTATTGGGTTTCTTTCCATTGTCATCGAATACCGGTTCGTCCTTGAAGACGGGTTCGGGTATCCGTTCTTTGTCCCTTTCGTTAAAGGGTCGGATAAAGGTTTTAAACATAGTGCACCTCCACAAAATTGTAATGATTAGTACTCCACTAATCGATATAAAAATATATATTCAGAAAGAAGGAATTTTCATGCTGCAATTCTCAATCATCACAATATCAACATTCGTTGGTATCCTCAATGAAGCCGTTAAAATTATAGCTTCATCCGTTTTCAAGAAAGACATTACCAAATATATTCCTCTGTTTTCGGTAATATTTGGTATTGGCCTTGGTATTGCTGGATTCTATACACCCAATGTCGATATGGGTAAGAATCTCATTGAAGCAATATTTATCGGCTTAGCCGCTGGATGTGCCGCAACAGGTATTCATCAGATAGGTAAGCAACTGACCAAAAAAGAAGAGACACCAGACAATAGTTTGGTTAACTTTGATCTTGCTCAATTCATCAAAGACCAGATGAATGTTGTTGACGAAGAAGAAATCGACGAAGCAGAAGAAGTCGAAGAAGAGGAACCTGAAATAGAGAATCCCGAAGAAGTGGAAGCTCTGTCAGAAGCTCCCGAAGATGAAGAAGAATAAAAAGAAAATCCGGGGCGCAATGCCCCGGACAATCTTTCATTTTGTGTATGTAAATTTGCATATCGAATCCTTATATACACAGAAGCCATCTGCAAGTATATTCGGATTCCCGAATGTTTTGATTATGTCTTCGACATAAGTCTTGCTCTTGTATGAAGCCAGGATTTTCCTTTCATTTCGAGACAACTTAGCCAAAGTTCCATCTACTTTGATTGCTTCAACAATAGCGGGTTCGCCTTGAATTGTGTTTGATGTTATTCTTACTTCTTTGAATTGATTGTTTTTGCCTTTGCCTTGTTTCATAATCCTGTCCTCCCTACGGAAATTTGCTGTGATATAATATTTATTTTTACATTTTATGAGAAGTGATTTACTCTACCGTCTCCCCAGAACGATGTGTAGTGCGGGAAGATATCCATGTTCTCGAAGTAATAGTCGACTGCTTGTATACAGCTTTCTGTTACATTCCATCTGTAATAGTTTACAGCATATGCCGGATTGTACTGATATGGAGCTGTAATAACATTGTATATTGTATTAGCACGACCATATCCCTGCCATCCACCATCATAGTATCTGTTCATTATAGTTGCAACTACACAAGCCTTATCGTAAAGGCTAACCCAGTCGCTACCATATTCAGATCCTACGACATTGCAAAGATATACTCTCTCGTCTTCTGTTACGTAATTCAACGCAGCATGTTCGCTGGTATTTACTGTGGAAGTTGGAGGAGTTGTCGTCTGAGGCACATACTCCGTTATTATCTCGATATCGGGTTTACACTCCGAGCATCTTCTGCATTCGAGACCTTCAGTTGAAGTAATCTCTTCACATTCATTGTTAAACCATCTACATGTGTTCTTATGAACATAGTGCGTCGACGGCTTATAAACAATATATTCACGAGCTGGTTCCGTATCTTGAACACTCTCGCTCTCAACCTCGGTAACAGCTTCTGCTGTTTCCTCTGCTACTGTAGTTGTTTCTGTCACTAACTCAGTTGATGATGTCAACGAGGAGGTAGTAGACGACTCGGTTGTCGATGTCGACGTTGATGTTGTAGTCGTCGTTGTCGTTGATTTTGCCAGTGTTGTCGATGTCGTCGAAGAGACGGTTGTTCCAGTTACAACCTCTTCTGTGGGTGCTGTTGCTGTCATCATTGAGACTACATCTGATTTAGCTGTCTGCATAGATATTGTTCCAGATGTTGATACGATTATTCCCAATAATGCAACTGTTGCTGCTGATGCAGCAATCTTTATTGCTCTCTTCTTTGTTTCATTCTTGCGGACGACATCCTTAATGCCTTCCTCGTTGAGTTTGAAATTCTTCATTGTTATAAACTTCCTTTCGATATCAATTGGGGTTTGCTGGTTTTACATGATATGCATGATACATTTTCAATGTATTTTTGGATTTACATATCACTAGGACCGATGGACCTTTCTTGTCACGTCGTGTTGTTTATATGCAATGACATACACACTCGAGGGAGTAAGATAGGATTATCTGGATTCCATTTAGGCATATGCCCAACTTCCTCCATATCATATTGTTACCGTCTCCAAATTTTATTTCGAACCAGATGGTAAAGATGAAACATATTAGATTTCCGAGAGTCAATATATGTTCATTGATATACACCACAGGGAACGAAAGGACGGATAACGATGGGTACTGCTCAGTTGGTAGCTTCGATTATAGCCGCTGTTGTCGGAACTGGTGGTATTGCTTCAATAATAATTGCCGTGTTTAGTATTCGTAAATACAAAGCAGAAGCACGTAGTATTGAACAGCAAACCGAGACAGCACGCATGGAATCGGAGCAGAAAATGAATGAGTACATTCGTACTCAATTGAAAGAACTCTCAGACACGCATAGAGCGGAATCTGAAGAGCTCAGAAAACAAAATAGGGAACTTAGTGAAGAAATCGTCAATCTCAATAACAAAGTCAATCAATTGATGTCGTGGATTGTTGGTGACAATCTAACATATCGATCATGGCTTGAAAATGAGTTAAGGAAATTGAAACCCGACATTAAGTTTCCCAAGTGTCGACCAGCCCCGGGTTTTACCAATGTGGTAATTGATCAGGCGATCGAAACACATGAGACGGCTGATACAGATACTAACGAAGAAGAATAATATATCGGTGGGGCTTCGGCCCCACCATTATCTTCATTTATTATTTATATCAGCTATCATATTACTGAAGACTTCTGGTGTTGCCTTCTTGTTAGCATGCAACTGATGTGCTAAATCATAAGCATCAGTCACAAGCTTTCTGTTATAACTCTTGATTATTGATCCAGCCAGAAGCATCAATGTGATACCTGATACAAATAATACAAGCGTTATGGAGATTGCTGTTGCGAGAAAGTCATTATCAAATGCCTGTAACATAAATTCTCTGATTATCAATGTAGCCACTATTGATATCCAGTTTATTATGATTGCTATTGTAGCATTAAACACAAGAATCTTTCTCAATGTTTTTGTTTTCATAATATTGCCTCCTTTAAATTTGTGCGATATTTATACTGACCTTTTTATCTATCGCATATAAATAATATGTATATGAAAAGTTCGAATAATTCATACAATTTATCTATGCTACCGGGTTTTGTATGCTACCAGAAGGATTATTCCAATTCTTCATATATATATTATTAATATGAGAAAAGAAATAGATAGGCTATTTCATATCTCACGCGAAACCTTAAGGAGGTATTAGTATGAATAATACAACAACTACTATCACAACCACAAACACAACTCCCATTATCGCCGGTCTTAAAGCTGGTACTGAAGCCGCACTCAAAGAAGCCGCTTTCATGGCGGTTCCGTGCGGAATAGCGGTCGGCATCAGTGCCGCTATCGGAGGCAAGAAGATGGCCATTGAGGCTGCCAAGCATTCAGCAATTCTGATAGGACTCTTTTCAGCAGTTGAGTTCGTCTGGGAGGGAACAGACGGTTATGATACTGCTAAGAGAAGAATATCAATGCCTGAGACCGAAGCATACGATTGGGAGGAAGAGTGATTTTATGATGACACTGATCGGAATCGCCGCAACTACAGCGGCAGTAGCAGGAGGAGCAATCATTACTAAGCTCCTCCCCAAGGATTTCTAAGAGTACACAAACAAGAAAAGAAAAGTAACCGGGGCAATAGCCCCGGCGAATTCTTTTTTGAATATTTCATTGAACACCCCTGGTATGTTTATCTTTACAGGAGGTGATATCATGACCAATTCATTTGTTATTGAGAGTTATTCAAATAACCCCAAACAGATGAAGACTGTTACAAAAGCAGTCAATGACTTGAGAACCACAATCACACCGTTCTTCTCAAGTACAGAATCGGTTATATCTGATTCAAGTGTTGGTCGCTTCATTAAGAAGTAACTAACAGTCATACGTATAAACCATGCCATCCCAGGGATGTCCAATGAAGTATTCAAAGTATAAAAAAGTAACCCCGAAGGGTTACTTTTATTTTACTTCGTCTTCATCAGGTGTCCAGTACAGCATGTTTGTATTTAAAGCAAGCTGTTTTAATTTTTTACTTCGACTCTTCCACCAGAATACATCCATCTGAACAGATGTATCGTATATATCATAATACTGACATACTTTACCACAATATCTGATACGACCAAACAATTGTTCCGCAGTGATCTTTGATACAAATGGTGAACATGATATGATTCCTGTAATACCGGGAATATCCGTACCAGTACCACATGATGCAATCGTAGTAATAATTACATCAGCACGCTTAGCATAATCATTGTCCTTCTTTGAATTCTTTGAATTGATTGTACGTATATCAAGATCATAATCAAAAGATTTATCCATACCAAGTTTACGTTTCAGAAAGTATGCACATTCTTCACATAAATCAATCAATGGCATAAATACTAAAACTTTTGCATATTGATCCGATTCATACATCATCTTCAATATTTCAAGACAACATTTGAAATGTGTATTCTTTTTGTCATATTGAATAACCCATTTACCGTATGATGCGGGATTCATTCCTCTACCACCATTGACTCTATATCTGTAGATATTTTTATTGCAATTAGTATTAACTGCGACGGATATATACTCAACCCATTTCTTGGGTCCATTATCGGTTAATAATGATGATGGTTTATAGAATAATGCATTGGAGAATACATGACGAAATATAGAATTCTCATCCTTGGATGATCTGCCATCTGTTGCCGTTAAATATAGATTTCTTTTTACATTGAATACTGTATCAATGATTAATGTATCACGGAATTCCAGATGAGCTTCGTCAATTATTTTCATTCCAATACCTAAATTCTTGGTTATTTCCATGGCCGTTTTCAAATGACCAATACGTTTCATTCCAGCACGGAAAGTGGCATGTGTCATAAGATAAACATCATAGTTATATGATATATCACCCATTGCAATTCCATATAATTCTTCCGATGATTCTATTTCATGAACATTCTGAGATGTTAATCCACACATATTATACAATGAATTCAACCATTGTTTCCTTAATGCATCACGGTGCATGATTATTAATGTTTTCATTTTATATAAACATAATCCAACACCAGAGCAGAACGTCTTTCCAAATCCGGGCTTTTTAACCAAGAACAACTGGGATTCATTTATATTTTGAGCATGGTGTTTCAAACCGGCGATGAAGTTAATAACATCAACCTGTTCTTCATTACGAGGTGATATTATTTCCTCATATTCAAATTTCATTGGTCTTGGTTTATCATATAAATTATATGATACTTCCATATTGACCAATAGTCTTTGTAAATATTTGATATCAACACCCTTGTGCAAATACAATGTATCAGTTTCTTCATCATATAAGAAACCCAATGTTTTTGTTTCTTCAACAAATTCATCTTCATATGTTAGCATATCTATTAATGGTGATAACATATACATTGCATTTGCTCCATCTTGAATCTCAATAGATGTTGCTTTGACTGTTACCTTAAAAGCTTCGGACATACAGAATCACCTCCTTCTCATGAATTAAGTATATTTTATCTTTTCAAAAATGCGATGTCTTGTTCATAGACACCCTGACTGCGCATGAACTGATTTAATTGATATGCTTGGTTTTCTGTGAGATACATAGTACCAAGCATTTTATTTCTTTTATTTGAATAAACAAAGTACATGTAGAACTTTTCAGTTCTTGCAACATACTCATCATCATTTGTTATTACCTGTTCTTCTTCAATTATTTCTTTCATGTTTTTCATTTCTTGCTTCCTCTTTTCACAGTCTTCTGATAACATTGTTCCCAAGATGTGTTTTTGTTTATCTTTGTCTTTCATAATTATCACCCTTTAAAAAATAATGGGGATGACATAATCATCCCCATCATACATTACGATATCGTCGCTCTGACAACCTTAACACCAGGTACGTGCTTTGGACGTGTCGGTTCAACTGCCATTGTCGATACCGGCAATGATTCAATATTAACAGTTGACACTCTTGAATCTGCGTGTGTCAATGTAACAGATTGATTCTTATCAGCACAGAATACTGCGATCAGATCATCTTGAGCAGACAAATTGATTATCGGTTTGGGATCACCAAACTTCTTGGTTGTTGTTAAGAACTTGGAATGATTTACTCTCAATCTACCAAGTCTTGTTACATATACCAAGAATGGTTTCTTCGAATTGATACAGAACATTCCCGATACTTCATAACCAGTCAGAATGAATTGTCCGGCTGCATCAACTGATAACACCTTATTCAGATCTGATGTCTGAATACGTTTACCCATACCATCGTTTGTATATATCAATATATCAGATGTTGTTGAATCAGGTACTTCAAGAACCGATACGATATGTTCCCCATCAGACAATGGTATCAAGGGTTTGCGTGTTGCATTCGACGGAATCTTATCAACGGGCATATATTTGATACGTCCGTGATTTGTCAACATGATGATGTTATTCATCTGATTTGATACTGCTGATACACATTTACCCATGACATGCTTACCAATTGATGTAAGAGTCATTTGTTTATCATGTGGAACTTTGTTAGTATCAACTTTGATGAAATAACCATATTCATCAATCAGACATACTTCATCACCAGATACTGGTGTTACATCTGATGAAAGATGTTCCGGATTCTCCGTCTCGGCAAATACAATGGAACCATCAACAAGTATTTGTACAATACCTATGTTGGCACCATTATCATTACCATTTGCATTTATTATCTTAGAACGACGAGGATATCCATACTTATTCTTGATTGTCTTAATCTCATCGATTATTACATCACGAATCTTTTCTGGATCATCAACCACGTCACGGATATATTTGATTTCTTCCGTGAGTTTCTTGATATCCTCGATAGTCTTTTCTCTTTCATCAGTATTCAGTTTACTGAGTTTGAGATCCTTTACATAGTTTGCCTGTGATGATGATACTTTATATGTCTTACCAACCTTATATCCATCAACAAGAGCCTGCACCAGTTCGGATTCTTTATGTGTACGGAATATATTGATTGTCTTATCGATATTCTCTTTCGATAACATGAAGAGTTTACCCTGAAGCATGTCATATTCGGTTGCCTTATCAACAAGCTCTCTTAAGAACCATCCACGTTTATAAGCCAATCTGAAATCAATCCATGATTTCAATATCTGTGTTGCATTATACTTCTTTGTCGAGAAGTCAGTATCAACAACAACCATGTTTCTCGTGGATATACCTTCACGGAATCCGGGTACACGTTTGAACAGTGTATCGATTACCTTATAAAGATTACATGGTTTACATCTGATAGTATATTTGAACAAGAGTGTTTTACTCTTCTTATCATAACGAGATTCATCATCAGCATAAAGTATTTCCTTTATTGGATTAGGACCATCCTGAATTACACGAAGATCCGAATCAATCTTTTCAAGATACTTCAGATATGGTGTATTCTTTATTGTGATGATGTAGTTCGCCATATCAAGTTCGAATGATGACTGCATTATGAAGGTCTCGTTGTTTACCACAATGATGTCACAACCTGTTGGAAGATCCGGTACGAGACGAATCTTTGCATCCGGATTCTTAAGAAGCTTGATAGTAGCGTCAGCAACCTCCGACAAATTGTATGGCGGCACTTCTGATGACAGGGTATATCCTATACCAGCCGTACCATTTACAAATATCAATGGAAATCTTGCCGGTAAACAGAAAGGTTCTGTTTGTGAATCATCATATGATGGTTTCATTGATACCTTTCCATCAAATTCATCAAATAACGTTTCTAACGTAAACTTGGGTAATGATATGTCAAGATATCTTGGTGCTGCAGCATCATTACCCGATGTAACATTACCAGCATTACCAGCTGCTTCTATGAGTGGTATGTTATTTGTAAACGGTTGACACATTCTCGCAATTGTATCACCAAGACCTTGATCACCATGTGGATGGAGCTCCATCAGTTTTCCCATAACAACAGAAACACGTGTATGTTCTGAATTACGGTAGAAACGATACATCTGATACAACAGTCTTCTTTGTACAGGTTTCAGTCCATCCTGTACCATGGGTATTGCCCTTTGGAGATTTACATTAACACCATAAAGACACATGTATGCCTTCATCAGAGGACCAAGTTCCTCTGAAGGTATGTTATAATCCCCAAATACTTCTTTTGCCATTATTATATCCTCCTTATTGTTTATAACCTAATATCGAATCAAGTGTTTCAAAGTAATCAGAAACACTTTTAAGATTAAACCAATTGTACACTAATGAGAATATGTTTCCATTCTTATAAGAATTTATGATAGGTCCTGTCATATCTTCTGGATGTTGTTTATTCTTGGAATCATTCCAATAGTATACCTGGTTAAACGAGTGGTTTGTACATTGTCCATTTCTGAACACAGTATTATCAACCAGACATTTATACAACAATGACATCGGATCCATGTTCATTGCCATTTTAGTTGATGGGTAATATGATGCAGCATCAGCATCGAGGACTCCATACATTATGTTGTTTATTTTCTTACCGTTCAATATTTGTCCGGTTGGTGCATTGTGAATAGTTGGTGCAACGAATGCTCCCTTGAAAGCTGTATCAATGTTCGGATCAACTATAAGTCTGTTGGATTGAACATATCCTTCGTTTTCAAAGAAGTATTCTCTTATATCACGCACAATATGTGTTTCTTGAAAACACTTTGCATATTGAGTTGCAAACATATATGATCTACCAACTAATGATTGGCAATCACAACAAGCCAATTCAATTGCATACTGAACAACAACGTCTCTGACGTTATATAAGATAAACTTCAAGAAGTCAGTATAAGCAAATTCTCTGAATGAACCTGATTTGGTTTGTGTCAACTTATCTATCTTAGCCATGTCCTTACCAACAGATGACAATGAATAACTTCTTCTTTCTGCTTGTGACTTTCTTGTCATTGCAAAAAGTCTCATCTGACATATATAAACGGAATATGTTGAAGAGTAGAACCAGTCTTTTGAATTCTTCAAAGCAAATGTTTGAGAATTATCTTCATGATAATATAACTGTTCTGTCTTAAATCCTTCTGGAATTATAAAGTCCTTAGGATCATATCCTAAATATGATATACGATTCATAAGATAATTATCATCAAACTTAGCATTCCAAGATAAGACAAACATAGGTCTATACTTGTTGATGTAATCAAATACTGTTTTAATCAATTTGATTTCATCACAGAAATCAAATATATGTAATCGTATATCAAATCCTTCTAGATATTTCTTGTTGTCTTCATCTTCTTCAACAATCATACGTTTGAATTCTTCTTGATGATTCACCATCCAATCAAATTCAACCTTCTGTTTATCTAATAAGACATGGAACTTTGGATGTATCTTCTGTTTTGGTCTAGGACCTAATACAAGAACCGCACATATTTTCACATGCGGCAATATTATTGATACCGCATTTATCGGTTGTGTTACATCCGTTATATCCTTTGGATCAATAGTTTTATCAACAACATCAGTCTCTATATCCAGAAAGCCATAAGTTACTTGGGAGACATCTATATGGTCTCCATACTTTTGTAACCATCTAAGTCTGAAATATACATCAGGTACGAAATCTGATTTAAAAACCCAAGGACATTTGTTCATGTAATCAGTTAATTCCTTTGGTTTCATTTCAGCAGAATTCTTATCAAAGTATTCTTTCCATTCTCCTCCAATATTTTCTGCTATGGCTTTAGGTATTTGAGATACCTTACAATACACAGGATAACATTTATCCATTTCTGTTTGAGAAATCTGATATTGATTTGTACGATATTCTTCTTTAAGAAACCAAATATCTACGATAGCTTCTTCATATTTTACTTCAAGTTGTTTTGTTATTGGATCAAGATAGATTACTTCAAAACATTCAGGTTTTCTACTATATCTAACATCGAATAATATACTACCTTCAGGATAGTCTAATTCTCTGGGTTTTATCATAAATTCAATCTCTCCTTTAATGAAGTATTGTTTGGTCTACTGTACCTGGTGTTCCGATTAAATAATATATTTCTCTGTTGGTAATTTTTTTAGAGGATGAATAAATTGTGATTGAACGTAGTGAAATCTTAATTTATTCAATCCGATTCTGGAGAGAGTTTGAGAGAACCAAATTTATGTGGTTCTCTCAAATATAATAATTATGAAAATATAAAATCGAGAAACATCCGTATAATTTTTTATTCTCTGGAAAGAGAATAGAGAAGAGAAACCCAGAGAATATTGACTTTGTTTTTCGCCGGGGAGACCCGGTGATGTTAGATTTTTCTATGCTACCGTCTATTATTCGGAAGCTATGTATATATATTATTACTATGAGAAAAGAATGAGAAACACGTCTTATTCAAATCTCTTTCCATTTAAGGAGGTTTTACATGGTAAATTGTATTTTGGCATTATCCATAATTGTAATTATTGGATGTATCATAATGCCTGAGAACCGGGCATTACAAATAATGGGTTCAATAGTTTATACGTTATACATCATCCCGGCAACTCTGTTAGCCATTATAATAGCAATAATTACCGCTCCAAAAGACTTAATAGAAATGCTAAAAGAACAACTGTGACGAAAGGAGGATTGATATGAATAATAAATGCAAAGACAAAATCCCGTGGGATCATCAAGACGATGATCTCAGCTTTGAGGATGACGACGAAACCTTCGACAGACCCGAACTGGAAGATGTCAAAATTGGTGAAGAAACAAATGATGATACTGAGCCGTATCAATATAATCAAGATACGGCTGACATAACAGGCTTGATACCCGAAAGGTATCTTGTCGACGAAGAAGAAAATAAAAAGAAGGATACACAGGGCCTCAATGGCCCTGTGTAATTTTTTAACAAAAACCAAATTGTTTTCCCAAAGCAATAATTTGTTCTTTATTGTTTGCTTCGTCGGCTTTAAAATCACTTGTTTGGTTCGCCTTTGTATTGACATAATCTACTGCCTTTATCACATCTGGTTCATCATCTTTTTTCTTACTAAGATGAAATGCAAAAGTATAGTCAACAAGAACTTTATCCTGTTCTTTTGATGTAAAACATGTTTCATTGAGTATGTTGCTTACATTGGTTTCATTTTTTGTATTGAAACCGTATGGTGCATTTTCATGCATCTTAGCTATCTCTTCTGCTAAAGAAAGAAAACGTTCATCCTTCGTTCCATTTGTTTTTCGGATCTCATTCTGTTCTTTCTTTAATACCTTGATTTTTTTGATATATTTACATATCTCATATTCTTTCTTTGTCAGAACTTGTTTTGGTAATCTCATACTAAATTCTGAATGTATGAAATTATCACCAACATCACCTGATGCTTTTTCTGCCACATTATAACCGGCTATACGGTTTATTTTAACAAAGCAAGATTTACTAACACTATACTTATCAATTATTTTACATAAACGGGCAATAGCAATACTTTTTCCAGCATATAATCTTTTGATAATCTGTTTGATAATATTGGTTCTGTGTTTCAATAGATCATTCAATGGATTACACGGTTCACCTTTTTCTTCCTTTGCTTTTTGAGATGCTTCGAATCCACCGACTATGAGTTCGGCAATTCTGAAGTTGTTATCTGCACCGGATCTTTTATGATTAAGAAAATCGAATCTGTATGCTCTATATTCATCATCAATAGGAGCATCATCTGTTGCAGCTTCAGTGAATACATGTTGAGAGGATTCAATTAATTCATTGAAGAATGATTCGGTTATCATTCTATTATCATTAACATCTTGAATGAATTGTTGTTTATTCTCATAATTGTTAATGGCTTCAAACACATCTAGTGATGCTTCGGTAATGACGTTGTATATATTGTCTATTATGTCATTCATAAAATCACCTACTTATTTAAATATTTGGGGAGCATAACGCTCCCCAATATAATTATACTTTCCGGATGTTATTCACACTGATTGCGGTTGTAACATTCTTACCATCTGAAGATATAACAGCTCTATCACCTTTGAGTTCAAGAACCTCATACTTTGAAGCATATACAGTAAACTTCTTGTTTGTACCATAGATGACGTTGTTTGTTACCTTAACCCAATCACCAACTTTGATTGGTGCTGAGGCTGCACCACCAGAAACCTTTGTGAGATATTTGGTTGATATAGGAGACTGGATGTTTCTGTTCTTTGCTTCATTCAGACCGAGAACAGCTCTATCATTCGAAATAGATGAGATATACCAGTTCTCGCGTTTAACCCATTCAGGGATTCCACCACCAGTATAGTATACTGCATTAGAAGCAATCTTTACAAGATCACCTGTTTTGAATGATGTAGATGTGTTTGTGTTATTTGCCTTTGCAACGATAACCCAACCAGCACCACTCTTGAGTTTACCATACTTAGTACCAGATACCCACTTATCTTCGACGATAGTGAATACACCATTGGCACCAACAGTACCAGTCTGTCTTCCACCGGGAGTCCCATATACAAGATCACTTGCTTTGAGTGATACTGTATATGATGTTGATGGCTGAGGTGTTGGTGTAGGTGTAGATCCGGTGAGTTGGGCATTGACCTTATCGCACAAATCCTGGGCATGAGCCTTCATCCAAGGACCAGGACACGCCGTTGCAGCAAACATGTAGTGGAATGTAAGCGAACCATTCTTGTCACCAGTAAACTCAAGCTTCTTGATACCATTTCTCTTACAGATATCCACACAGAGATTGATCAATGAGTTGTATGCTTTATTACCAATAGGCCAACCAGAAGCATCACCGTATGCTGAGTTTGATACCTCAATGGTGATTGATCTATTGTCGTTCCATGCAGATGAAGAACACCATGATCTATCTGCTTCGGGACAGAAGAGACCTATGCGTCCATCATTACCAATTGCATAGTTAGCAGACATTTCTCTTGAAGGATTGGCAACGATATTACCAAATTGCTCAACCGTCATAACACCAGCCATATGATGAACTGTAATCTTTGTTATTGGCTGATTACGCGGAGAATTCCTGTTTGGTGAAATTCTTGTGTATGTTACAAGTGATGAATTACTCATATGAATTCCTCCTTTGTTTACTTCTTATTCTTTTCCTTTTCTGCTTTAGCTTTTTCCTTTTCAGCCTTTGCTTCGGCTATTTCTTTAGCTTCGGCTTCTTTCTTGGCATTCACATATTCTTCTTTCTTTTCTTTCTTCCAGTTCTTGAATTTACCACTATCACCCAGGGTTCTTTCTGCTTCGAGCTGGATATCTTCGTCTGTTTCGTAAAGCTCTTTGGCTTTCTTTCTTACTATTGAATCGATACGAGCTTTCCATTCAGCATCAGATTCATTAGCGCCCTTCTTGTTGTTGTCTTCGATGGCCTTTCTGTTTATATAACCCTTATTGATTATATAATCGATACAGTATTCTGTAGCTCGATCATTACTCTTTTTGACTTCATCACCAATATCACACCACATACGAATATGTTTGATTACCGTGGATACGATACCCATATTGGCTCCGATTATGGCAGTTATCTTTGATACATTATCAGATAACTCGGTGAGTTGTTGTTTACGTTTGATCTTCTCTGCATCAGGCATATCCTTGATCTTTTCATTACGAATTGATGCTTCGATACGGTCTTTGATACCTATTGAAAGTCCTGCTATTTCACCATCAACATGTGCAAACAAACCGAGTGTCTCTGCAATGGCATCAACACCATCTTCGAAAACATCGAACTTGGAGAGTGTTTTACCACGACCAGTAAGTATCTTCTTACAATCTTCGATAAAACCCTTTATAGCTGTTTCGTTTGTTACATCGAATTGTGCCTTAATCTTTTTGAAAAGATCGTATGTGGAAAGTACCATGGTTGACAACCAACCGAGAATGATCAACATTTTAGATCCATTTCTCTTAAACTTTATCTTTCCAGTCTTCTCATCAAGATAACATTCAGCTTTACCGGCAAATTCTTTATTGAGTTGATCAACTCTGGCTTGCTTTTCACGCATATCCGCCGATTGAGTAAGTTTCTTATAAGACTTCTTGAAATCCTCCACAACATCGGAGTCCTCAAAAGCTTTCTTGATCTTTTCTGCAAGAACCTTTATGAGACGGGGGATAAACATAAGAACTGTAATGAACTTATTGTCATCATCCTTACCTTTCTTTTTAACCTGGTCAAGAATACCTTCATCTTTTTTGGATTCCATTATATAGGCTTCCATTATGAGATCTTTCTCGTATTCCTTTATCAAGGCATTCATAACAGAAATCTCTGAATCAACGGAGTATTCTGTTATCACATCCAGAGAATTAAGTATTTCAGTTGAAACCATTCGTTTCACTCCTTTGTATAAAATAATGGGGAGGATATCCTCCCCATATTCATTTATTATTCGTCATCGTTTCCTTTACCACTGGTGAGTTCTTTTGTTGTTTCCTCACCGGTGAGTTCCTTTTCCTTATCTTCCATAATTAATCCTCCTTTAATTTAGCAGGAACGACATTATCTGGAACCTTCTTGTGTTTCTTAGAACCGTCAGGCATTTCTTCACGCCATTCCTTGTCAGAATACTTGTCGATAGCCTCAGCAGCATCACGTTTATCTGATGCTTTGTTGATACGTCCCTTGGTCTTATCGATCTTCTTTTCAAGTTCAAGAATTTCATCACGGAGCTCATCCTTGTGTTTCTTGTCAGCCTTGATTGTTTTGTATTCTGCTTTAAGAGCCTTGAGACGGGTCTTGAGCTCTTTCTTCGTGATGTTAGCATCATTGAGCTCTACGTCTTCTTCATTGATGGAATGCTTATTCATCCATCTTTGTAATGGTCCACCGAATACCTTAGTACCAATGGTCATCATTTTGAAGAATGATGTTACTGAAGCAACATGTTTAGATCCTTCAGAAACCTGATCAAGAAGGGCTTTCAACTTAGCTTTATCTTGGTCAACTACACCCTTCTTCTTGTAGTCCTTTCTGAGCTTATTTTCGATAAGCATTGAAAGTTCATCAGTAACACCTCGAATACCTATTGCAGCACCCCAGCTATCAGCAAGGAGACTCGTAACAGTATCCAGTGACAAATACATTGTTTCTGCATCAAACTTCTTTTGACCCTTGAGAACAGAAATAACTTCATTTGTCATGGTTGTTAATTCTGTATTACCACCCTTGAGAGCAATGACAATCTTTTTGAACAGAGGAAGCAAACCGATGCATATCTCAATCGAGTTTCTTATATGACGGAACGCTTTACCCAAGAAGAATTGCTTCTTCTTGGGATCAAACGTAACATCACCGTTAGTCTGCTGATTGAAAGCCTGAGCTCTTTGAGCAAGCTCTGTTTCGGTATACTTGTTTACATTCTCGAGATTTTTTACAATCTGTGTCTTATTTTCCTTAGTGAATACAGAGGTCATTGCATTTACAAGACCCTTGAGAAGACGTGGTAAGAATGCAAGGATTTTCCAAAGATCACTTTCGACCTTACCTTTACCAGTTGCAGTATCCCATATTTCACCTTCCATGAATACACTCTCTTCAGAGTTGTATATATTAATGGATAACTTTTCATATTCATTGAAAAGTGCTTCCATCACAGATACAGATGCATCCATTGAGGATTCCTGTATAAGATCCAGTGACTCGAGTATCCCGAGTGAAATAGTATCATTCATTATTTTCACTCCTTTCTTAGAATATCTCTTCGTTATTATTGAGCCACTGTACGAATGACTCAGTAAGAGTTACATTGTTATCCTTGATAATATCTTCAAGATGTTTATCAAGGTCCTCAGCTTCCTTGGGATTGAAAGTTGTCTTGTTGTAGATTGCATCGATATTCGACTTATGTACATTTGAGAAGTTATCAACAACCCACTGACAATATTTCTTTGTTGCAGGATCCAGATCCTTCGATTTCAGAAGATCCTTTGCAGCAGTAACACCGGCATGAGTTCTTTCTGAATCAGTCGGATATGATGCATGAAGAGCCTTGAAAAATTCTCTTTCGGTGTCAACCCATTCATCCAATACATCCTGACTGACATCGTTTGCGGCAATCTTCTTGCTGTTGGTACCAATAAAGAATACCTTAGGAAGTTTGTACATTGATGCAAACAGATCACAGTAATATTCTTCATAGAGTCTCTTGGATTCGTATTTCTTTGTAGCATTACGAATGTTGAGATCCATTGCGAACATACTGAGACCAACGGAACCAGCAAGTGCACCAGCTCCAACAATTGCGGCAACCAAAGCAGTACCTGGTGCGAAGAGTATACCAGACACTATTGCTGCAGCAGAAGCCATCAGTGTGATAGTAGGTGTTACTATACCAGGTCCCTTGAACTTCTTTGTTACCTTTGCACGCTGTTTGATAAGCTGATTAACATATTCATCAGCATCATTTTTGTTGGAACCCTCATTAGTTACCTTCGATATTGCCTTGGAAGTGGATACAGAACAAAGAGCTGTCAGACTCTTAACCATCTTCTTTCTTGACATCTTATCAAGAAGCTTATTACCAGACATTTCATCAAGAGAATCAACATAGTTTGTTATGATAATTCTCTTCTCCTTGACAGTTGGAGCAGCCGCAGCGAGTTCGAGTGTCATCATAAGAGACATACGCTGTGTCGATGATGTATATCTGAGAACAGAAGCTATGTTATGGAATATCTCATGACATATTGTGCTGACAACAGATTGACCAAAGAGTTCTGTATTCTTGGGAGCTGCATGTTCGAAATAATGATTGTATACTGTTACATCTATCGGAAGACCACCAAGTTGGAATCCTTTAGATTTAGATATAGTCATCTTTCTCTTCATATCAGAAAAGATAGTTGTTCCGACATTTTCATATCTTCCCGGATAAGTTTTCATGAATCGAAGATTGATATGACAATCAAACTGATCATCGAGACACTTGATGGCCTTCTTTACATCAGGACTGTTCATGAATTCTGTCATATCCATTTCTTTAGCATCTTCCTGATCTTCTCTTGCACTGTTGAAAAGCTTGACCGCTTTGAGTATGTTCGTATTGTCGAACTTCATGTATGTGATATCGGCAGCCTTTATCTTTTTCTTCTTCTTATCTTTGACCGTTTCTTCCTTGTCTATATCAGATTCCTGAATAACAGAATCAACAGGCTTTACGAAATCGAAGCCGTGTTTAGTAAGCATGTCATAACCAAGATGCCTTGTATTACCATACTTACTACAAAGATTCACATGATATGCCGATTCCTGAATTTGTGCGGCAACATCATTACCTTCATCGGGAAGAACATCTTCTGAATTCTTATCAGCAGAAGCTGTCATATCAACACCTTCTGTTATTTCATCTTCGTCCGTGAAGTAAGACATACCAGGAACATCACTGGGTCTGTTAGCAGAAGGATCGAATGTTGGTATTGTGTTATTAGCTCTCAACTCTTCGAGCTTAGCATGAGCCGCTGGAGTATTGGGCATATCAACAAGACCTGTGTCATATGCTGTGATGGTATTTCCATCATCATCGTCATATACACCAATACACTTACCCTTGGTAGGATCAGCATTGGCTATCTTGTCCTTGTTGCTTCCATCGAATACATTGTTATCCTGAAAATCATTCAATTTGTCATCGATTCGCTGAGATATGAAATCGAGAACACTACCAACAGCCTGAACAATTGGTTTTGTTTGATTCTTAGGATTGGGGAGAGGTGGCGCGATGATATGATCATCGACTACCCTGATCCCTGTAGCCGTATCATCTGCTATGATGTTTGTTGAAGGAATTCCATACATTGCACCGACACACTCAAGTGCTTCTACAAGCGTACCACATTCCGAGATAGCCTGTTCAACTTTAACCTTTGCATCCGAAGAACTACCAGCATCACCATTAGGAGATGGTGCTTGAGTTGCGGTTTTTGGTACAGCATTATTACCATAGAGATTTGTCGGTGGTGTTGGAGCTTTTGATGCATTCCTTACTTCGGAAAAGTCTATAGGCTTCACTGATTCTTCTATTTTCTTAAGCATTATCCTTGACCTCCTTGTTTGGTGTTTCGCCACCAGTGTTCAAAATGGGATTTCCGTCCTTGTCAACATTTTTACCCTGTTCACCATTATTGGTTTTGCTCTGGTTCAATGCACCAGAATTCTTCTGTTGCTGGTAACCATTTATGATAGAACGATAAAGCGTGTAGTTTTGTGAGTAGAAATCTTTAGCCAGAGTATTCAGTGTCTTAGATGTCCAGATACTGTTTGCTGTTTGAACTGCCTGAGACAAACGATCAATTTCTGCACGCTTAGTATTAGCTTCGTCCTGATTCTGTGTTGATGAAAGTTGAGTGTATGCCTGTGTTATAGCATCACCTGCAGCTGTGAGATTTTCAACGTTAGCTTTGTTAACCTCTTCTATTGCCTTTGGTGCTTGTTTAAGATTTTCAACAAGATCATTCCACATGGCCTGATCCATTTGTTTGTTTTGTGTTGTCTGTGGCTTTGCTGTTTGACCATAGAGCATATAGTTTGATAACATTTCATTGATTTGTGTGTTCTTTTTACTCTCATCAACACCCTTAGTTGCATTCTCTATTTCGGTCGTAATGTTATCGGGAAGACCTATGATAGAAACTGTCGAATACTCCTCATTCTTGTTCTGTTTGATTTCTTCGATTTTCTTCTTGACATTATCGGCGATTTTTATCTGAGTCATAGACTGCTCAGGAACCTTGTATTCAGGCCAGTTGTTTACAACAGGATTGAATTTGTTGGCAGCTATGGCTTCACCGATTTCCTTATTGAGTGCATCATTCTTATTGATCCACTCAAGTTCCTTCTGATGGTTCTTGTTGAAGTTCTCAAAGAACTTAGACATTGTGTTGCGAACCCACTGAATGAATTTCTGGAATACATCCTTGATCTTTGTACCAAGATTTTTTGCAACATCCTGTCCCTTAGAATCCTTGAAGCTTACAGTAGTCTTGGGTGCATTTGCATTACCCTGAACAGCAGTGTTACCACCCTGATTATTTGTATCACCATCGGCTTCCATTACAAATTCTTCCAGAACGAATCCTGGAGCGCCGGCATCAGGCATATCATCAGTGATCGCATAAACCAGTGTGTTGTTGTAATAGAGACGAAGCATATTTCTTGTCATGATTTCGCCAAGGAGAACCAATACATCTTTTGTGATGTCATAATTTTCAATTGGCTTATCTTCACGATATTCGTTTATAATGCTTCTGATTGCATTAGCAACACGAACGATGTTGTTTGCAATGTCCTCATTGGATTTCAACTCAACACCACCGAAGATCTTGTAGACCATATCGAGAGTATTGAGTATTGGATGAGAATGATTGTTACCCATAGCATCACGTCTGTAATTACCGTCGAGATAATTATTACCAAAAGCTATAGTATCAAGCCAATCAACCTTTGTGTTGAAGCCTGCAGTTTCATAAGGATTCTGTCCGCCGATCAGTCTTTCACCATTTTCATGTTTATAAAGGTCATCATCACCACAATGACAATGTTTGTTACCGAGGAACATTCTTGCGATCAGACCACAATCAGAATGAACATCTGCTTCCTTTGAAGCATACTTATTCACAAGAATTGATATCGGTGATCTCGCATCAAGCATGATGAAATGAAGTGCATCATGTGTATCCTTGAAATCGGGTGTAACATCCTGAAGGATTACATCACGCATATTGCAGTTGAAAGGTATCTTGTTTCTGATCATGTAGTCATTGGTCTTGCATAAGCAGCACTCTGTTATGAGATCTTCAGAATTCTCATCCTTCTTCTTGATTGTGTAATCAACACTTGGTGCAACATATGCAAGAAGCTGGAGAACAGCCATTGTGTTGAGTGTGCAAGCAAAGAGAATGAACTCTTCGAGATATGTTCTGAAGATATCTCTATATCCAACAGACCAACAGCAAGCACCTTCACAACCCTTCTCGAGAACTGAAGGAAATTGTCTAACAATGTTCTTCATGTTAGCAGCGAAATGCATGTTATTCATCTTGCCAATATCTTCGGAAGCAAGTTCATAACGCTTAACCATTTCACCATGAGAATATACAGCAACTTCTCCGATATCATTCTTTGCAATGAATGCAAGATCCTGGAGAGTTTGATCTTTGGGATTAACGTAGCTGTGATCGTGGTTAATGATTCTTGCATCTTCGAAAGGTACACACTCATTTTCTTCGATGAATCTCTTAACAGAAGCAACGGTGAACATTTCAACATCACCGATCTCTCCACGGAACATACCGGAGTCGATACCCTTAACAAGATTTGATACGAAGGATGAAACGTTCTTTGGTGTTATGTATCTCAAGTTGTAATCGCAAGCACATACACCATACTCGGCTTTCAAAGCACTCTTGGCTTTGTTAAGTTCTTTTAATGAATCACCATACGCTGTGATCATACCATCAAACATTCTCTTGAATGATGGGCTGAAATCGAACTTATTTTTCGTTTGCGGTTCTTTAGTGACCGCATGTTTTATATTAGCCATTTCAATACTCCTTTTCATTAATATTTTATGCCCTATATGCTAATAGGGAATTATCTTTCCGTTTACGAACATTCTATATATTGTGAGTAATTTGAATACCCTTTTCAGAACCGAATGCTAAATATACTATTTAAATATGAAAGGGTGATTATTTTGAGAAATACAAGATGTCCCTTTTGTCCGAAAATATTCAATGACAAACATAAGTTTTGTCGTCATATAGCGAAGATGCATAATGATCAGGTGCCTGAAGAATGTGAAGGTCTCGAGTGGGCCTATTCTCTGTTAGTGGGTAAACCAACTGGTCGGTTGTGCGTTCAGTGTCGTAAGAATCCAGTTCACTTCAATAAAGAGACTTTGAAGTATGAAAGATACTGTTCTGACAAATGTAAAGCAGCGTATGCACAAGACTTTCATGATCATAGAATGGTGGACAAGTATGGTGTACCACATCTATTAAATGATGCCGATATGCAACGTAAAATGATTTTCAATCATGCTCAAGCAAGAGACTTTGTGTGGGATTCTGAGCACAAGTTTAGAATCATCGGATCATATGAAGAAGATTTCTTAAGACATTTAAAGGAACTCGACTGGTCTCCAAATGACATAATTTGTCCATCACCTCATAATTATTACTACAAGTGGAAAGATGGATCAACACATCTCTACATACCAGATTTTTATATTCCTTCTTTATCATTGGAAATAGAAATCAAAGAGAGTGATAATACTCATCCCCGAATGGAGCATTCTCGTGAGATTGAATATCTGAAAGATGCTCGTTTAGCATATGAAACACGTAAGTCTGGTATTCATTATCTAAAGATAGTTGATAAGAACTATGAAGAGTTTGATAGAGAATATGTCAAGTCTGATAATAACAGACCCGAATAAATTTGGTAGGAGGTGAATATAATGAATTTATCAATTATAAATGAATGCATGATGAATACACAAGAAGATGTTTTCGTTGCAAATGATAATGTGTATCTTAAACAGCAGATGATTCTTGAATATACCGACGATCTTAGTATATTCCAAGAAGGATTTCTTAAACCATCTGGTTCACCCGAATTGAATGTGTTTAAGTTTAAAAACAAACACATCATCAAGGCAATCCGTCATTTCAATGAAGCGTTCAAAACAATCCCAATATCAGACGCGATAAAGGACAAGTTTAAGAAGACAAAAGAAACCCAGGAACGTGGTAAGCTCGATATCAAAAATGATTATGTTCCTGCAATGGCATATGATCCTGATTTCATAAAGGCTGCACGTGATCATTTTATGAATGCACAAGGTCCTATGGAAAAGGGTTTCCAAGAACTTCAACAGCAGTTTGATTGCAAGTTCAAAATATACATGTCCCCATCACAGGGTACTGGTACAATCATTGCAAAGCTTCCAACAACCGATATTGGAAAACTTTCTATATCAAAAGAGAAAGGCTTTCAGTTAGGTGGTCTTGGTATATCAATCAATATGAATGTAAAACAGATACTTGGATTGATTCCTTCAAAGACTGAGTTATTTGGTCAATCATTAACGGCTATTTTGCTTCACGAGATATATCACAACATTGTTCACATGATCGATACACGTAACACAAATCTTCATAATGATATAAAGAAGACGGTTGCTGGTTGTGCAAACGCAAAAGACCGCGACAGCATAGCTCCTAAGATCAAATCTTTCTTTGATAGATTCTTAAAGACATTCAATATTGACAAGGAAAAATTCAATGAACAGCGTGCAATAAATCGTATGTATGTTCTTTCTAAGATTCAAGGTAATGTTGGCGGAATGAAGAAATTCCAGGATGATATCAAAAAAGGTACTGATCCAACATTGGATGAAAAAGAGCTGGATGATTACATCACAACACTTCAAAACGTTAGTGCTGTTTTAAATGTTACAAAACATTCTAAGATGGTTGCTACAGTATGTGTTATACTGATGGCTGCTCTTGGTGCTGCATTTGGTAGTACCGCTGTCATGGTTGCTGGTATTGTCGGTATCGCAATAATGGCATTGGGTATGTTGATAAAGAAAGTAATGTCTTTATTGGGTATCAATGTCCATGTGCGTGAAGAATACTTCTGTGATCTGTTTGCCGCAATGTATAAACTCCCTGTACATCTGTCATCATTCAACAGACAAATCAAATTGAATGATATCAACGGTGACAAGGTTACTAAGATTCGTGATATTGAACATGAAATGGATAAGAAAACAAAGGATCCACATCCTCTCACGTTTGATAGAGAGGTAACATCTTACAAGGTTGCAAAACAACTGCTTGATTCAAAACAGAAGATGAAACCAGAAATCAGAAATTATCTCCAATACATCGTAGATCTTCATGATGGTATTGATAAGATCAATAATCCTGAAGATAAGCGTCAGAAGAAGAAGCTTGATCCAGAAGCTGCTAAAGATCTTCAGAAAGTGCTTGATGATTTTGTTAAGAAAACCGGTGCTCCTGTAACAGAATCATTCGTTGATGACTTCATAGGTGGTGAGTATTATGGCACTTGATACGGTAGGAATCACATTAGATGAAGTAAAGAATAAATATCCCCAAAAGTTTCAATCATTGAATTATGATGTCGCTTTAGATTTTGATTCAATGTATAAACCAAGGGTTCTTTCATCTTTTGAAGTCGGTATGAATGCAATAATGACTTTGTTATTCATGAAACCAGGTCAATATCCTTCAATACCCGAATTGGGTATCGATATTGAATCATACTTATTTGAATATGCTGATGATCCAAGAGTAGTAAGTGAGATTCGAGAGAAATTGGCAGACCAATGCAATCGTCTTGAAATATCTGGTATTGATATTGATATCAGAATGGAAAGGACGTCCGAGGATTTACATGCGTTAGTTATCGAGATAACAGGTACTGAAAGACTCGGTTTTGGAAATCAGAGTAATCATG